AGCTCACTACAAAGAGATAAGGAAATATACAAACTATTTTCTAGTAAGAATGAAGTCTACAATATCTGCTGATGCTGTAATAAATAACTCTTTTTTATATTTATGTAATATAGATATAGAGGTAACTGATCCCGGTAAGGTCAAAGCATATCTACTCAATACTATTAAGATGCAGATTCTATGGTCTACATCACTAACTAATAGACAGGAGAGAGTAACAGCTACAGATAGTACCATGCCGATAGTGATGGATGATGATACGGATTTATACGATAAGATACGAGAGGATATACGATATCAGGATAATATGGCAGTTATAGAGACTTATAGAGGGAGGATTACAGATAGGATTAAGCTGATAGTGTTTCAGACTTATTTTGATAAAGGATATAGTACAGCTAGAGCTATGGCAGAATACTTTAAGATACCTGTTACCTCTGCCCATTACTGGATACAAGAGATTAAAAATGATTTAAAACAACTAAGAGATGAAAATTAAGGATGAATTTATAGGAGCTAAGATCTCCCACAAAGGTAACAGGATTACTTTAGATGCTAATAGATATGATTACTTTGTATCTATAGGTCTAGGCTATATGTTTGAAGAGCCTACAGTATCTGAGCTTAAGGTAGTAAAGTATAAAGCAATAAAAGGACCAATACCTGAGCCTGTAGTAACTGAAGAAGATGGCACAGAAGCAGAGTAGCATATCATTCGCTAGAAAGCCTAAGGTAAAAAGACCAGGTGTTCATGCTAAGAGTAAGAGCTCTAAGCTGAAATCAAGTAAAAATTATAAGAAAACTTATACAAGACAAGGATGAGACCAAAACTAATAGAGACTCCTGAGAAGCTGATGGAGATATTTGAGGAGTATAGAGCTTATACTCTAGCTAATCCTAGATATAAATGGGTGCTATCACAAAAGACTGCAGAGATGGTGGCAGAGCCTTTGAGAGTACCTTTGACATTAGATGGCTTTCAAGTATTCTGCTATAATAACTACTCAGATGTTCACCATTATTTAGATAATACTGATAACAGATATTCTGACTACAGGACAGTCTGTTCACATATAAAGAGAGAAATCAGAAACGATCAGATACAGGGTGGCATGGTTGGTCAATACAATCCATCCATCACTCAACGACTAAACAACCTAACTGAGAAATCAGACATCACTACCAATGGTAAAGATATCTCTGAGATTAAGGTGAACATCATCACTAGTGCAAAGGATTGAAATGATGTGTCAAGCTGTTGAGGCTTACATCTATTCTAAGAAAGGAGTAGCTGTAAAAATAAACAGGATAGCAATTATCAGTGATAGTAGGCAGATGGAGATGCTAGCCTATGCTTATGCTTATGCCAATGGAGATAGATAGTACCGTTATATTCCAAAAGAACTATGCAGCTCTCACTGATCCTGCACTAAGATTCATTATCAATGAGGGAGGGAGTAGAAGCTCTAAGACCTATTCTCTTTGTCAGATGCTAATAGTCTATTGCTATCAGAATAAGAATAAGGTAGTCTCAATCATTCGTAAGACATTCCCTGCACTCAGAGCTACAGTCATGAGGGACTTTCTAGAGATCATGAAGAGCATGGACATCTATGAGGTGACCAATCATAACAAGTCAGAGCATATCTACTCATTCCCTAATGGATCTATAGTGGAGTTCTTTAGTGTAGATGATGAGCAGAAGATAAGGGGTAGAAAGAGAGATGTGGCATGGTGCAATGAGGCTAATGAGTTATTCTATGATGACTTTACTCAGCTGAACATGAGAACTGAGGACAAGCTAATCTTTGACTACAATCCCTCTGAGTCATCCTCCTGGCTCTATGACCTACCAACTGAGGAGAGCATACTGATTAAGTCTACCTACAGGGACAATCCATTCCTACCTGATAGCATTAAAAAGCAGATAGAGGACTTGAAGAGAACTGATGAGGCAATGTATCAGATATATGCTCTAGGTGAGAAAGCTATCAGTAAGAGTAACATCTATTCTAATTGGACATTTATGGCTCATAGACCTGTTAAGTTCGTAAAGTATGTAATGGGCTTAGACTTTGGATACAATCACCCTACAGCTCTAGTGAGAGTATACTACTGTGACAATGATATCTTCATTGAGAAGATTATCTATGAGAGCTACCTAACCACTACTCAGCTGATAGAGAAGATGGATGCATTGAATGTAGATAAGAATATAGAGATCATGGCTGACTACTCAAGACCTGAGATAATAGCCGAGATGAATACAGCAGGGTATGATGTGCATAATGCTAACAAGGTAGTGAAGAAAGGCATAGATAACATAAAGACCTTCGGAGTATTTTGTCAGGAGGATAAGCAGATAATGAAAGAGTATGAAAACTATAAGTGGAAGAAGATAGGTGACCAAATCATGGATGAACCTGTTAAATTATATGATGATGCTATGGATGCTATCCGATATGCTACCACTTACATCAGACAGGAGTATTATACCGATGATTCTTACTATGCGTTCTAAACAAAAACCTATCTTTATATAATATAGTTATGAGTGATACATTAAAAGAAATAGCAGATAATCTCGGAGTAGGTATTGTCAATGGTGGCTACCTTAGTGGGATAGCTCAATTCTATGGAGTGAACTTAAGTACCTCTACTGATTTGATGAAAGATATACTAACTGCAGTAGGAGGTGATCCTGCTACATCTACTGACTATCTTAAGGATATAGTACTTGCACTAGGAGGTACAACTACTATCAATGCAAATTGGATGGAAGCATGGGAAGATATCACAAACATAGCAGGTGCATTTCAAGCTAGAGTTACAGCTGATGGTGGTACATTCGAGGCTTTCAGTTGTTTATTACAATCTATTAATTTTTAAGATATGAGTTTATTTGATGATGCAAGTTTAGTACTAACGCCAAACGGTTATAAAGCAAGCAAGCTGTACAGCATTAAGCCTACCAGTGGTGCAGGTGATATGACTGTTGTAAGAGCAACAACTGCAACAAGAGTGAATAGTGCAGGTGTTATAGAAAGTGTGGCTATCAATGTCCCACGTTTAGACTATACAGGTGGTGGATGTCCAAGTATATTGGTAGAGCCATTGAGAACTAATGTAGTTCTGTATAGCGGAGATTTAAGTCAATCAATTTGGTCTAAATCAAATTATGCTTTAACTTCAGCTACAGCTATACAAGGTTTAACAACAACAAGAATAACTAAAAACGCTACAAATAATGGTTACTATCTTGGTTCAGGTTCAAGAAATGTAATTAATTCTGTAGGTACTTTTGCTTCAGGAATTAAAACACTTACCTGGCTTATTAAAAAAGGTAATACTGATAAAGTAGGGTTTGTAATTAATAGTGTATTAGTTGGAGCTTCAACAAGTGTTAATTGCGAATTTAATTTTACTACTCAAACTTTTACAAATATTTCATCAGGCTTAACTGCAAGTTTTCAAAATCCTTCAACTGATGTTTATAAAATAACATTAACAATTAATGATATTGGAGTACTTACAACTAAAGCTATTTGGATTGCACCAATAAATAGTTCAAACGATACAGTTGATGGCGGTTATTTAGATTTTGCTTTTGCTCAATGGGAAGCAGGCTCAACTGCAACATCATACATCCCTACAACAACAGCTACAGTTACTCGGAATGCTGATGTGATTAGTAAGACAGGTGTAAGTAGTTTGATAGGGCAGACTGAAGGGACAATATTTTGGGATGTTAAAGATTTAGCGGGGACAACGGCAACAGGAAACCTTGATTTTGGGATTAGAAATAATGCATTGGGTTATTCGATTACTATAACAACAAATACTCTTGCCAACCCATTTAGAGTTCAAGTAAAAGGTGCGAGTGGAATTTTAATTAATTATGCTGCAAATATAACAACTGCAAAAGCTTGTGTAAAATATGGAACTTTTGGAGCAAAATTATTTCTCAATGGAAATCCTACACCCGTTGCAACAAGTCCTACAAATCCAAATTTTTCATCACTTGACCTAATCGATATTAAAGGTACTAATACGTCATATAAAACAAATAGTTTTATGCTTTATACAACTGCTTTAACTGATGCACAATGTATAACCCTAACAACTCCATAATATGATAGGAATATATAAAATTACTTCTCCTTCTAATAGAATATATATAGGACAATCCATAAGATTAGAAGAAAGATTATTAGAATATACAAAACAAAAAAATTGTGATAGACAACCAAAATTATTTAATTCTTTTATAAAATATGGTATAGAAAATCATAAAATTGAAATAATAGAAGAATGTACTATTGTAGAATTAAATTGTCGTGAAAGATATTGGCAAGATTTTTATAGTGTTATTTTAAATGGACTTAATTGTATATTAACTAAAACAACAGATAAAAAAGCAATTTTTTCTATATCTGTTAGGGAAAAAATGAGTGTTGCTAGAAAAGGTAAAAAACAAAGTGATGAACATATAAATAAAAGAGTTAATTCAAAAAAAGGTTATATTCATTCAGATGAAACAAAAAATAAAATAGCTTTAAAACATAGTAAAATATTATTAGATTTGAATACAGGTATATTTTATGACAGCATATTAATTGCTAGTAAAACTTTTAATATAAATTTAAGCACATTAAAAGGTATGTTATCAGGAAGATTTAAAAATAAAACAAACTTAATTTATGCATAATGAGATATCACATCTACAAACTCAAATACACAACTAAAGCAGCTGCTGAAAAAAACCTTAAAGCAAAAGGCGTTTATGTAGAAACTAATGAAGGTCTAACATACGCTACAGGTATTCACGCAGTAGTTGAACTTGGTAAGATTATCACTACTTATGGTACTTATGATGAAGAAGGTAATCAACTTACTGCTCCTATCTATGCAAGTGGCTACCATTACGATGTGATGTGTGAGCAGGACATTGACTTTGGAAGTAACTCAATAGAAGTGAACAATCCAAAGCATGGTTTTTTAGGACATAATTAATTAAAAAATGGCAACTACTATTATAGCACAACCTCAGGTATTAATGCCTGCTTACAATCCTATAAAGTATATCATAGATAATGCTGATAAGAATGAGCCTGGCTTCAGATATATCTTCACCATCTATCCTGCTACAGGTTCTCACATCCCTGCTAATGTAGTTGCTCAATATAAGACCTTACCTGTATATGGTACAGGTT